CCCGCCGCTGGCTGATAATGCGCCCGGCGTCAACGGTTTCAAGTACAAGCCCCGCTTCGGCGTCATCGTCATCTGTAAAGACGAGGAAGAGCATAGACGGGTGTATGAGCGCCTGCGCGGAGAAGGCTACAAATGCCGGGTGGTACGCGTATGAAGATCACCATCCACCACGAAAGTCCGGACTATCAGTCATACCGCGCCGCCTGCGTGCGCTCTCTCTTCAATGCCGAAGCCAGCGACTTTCGGCTTGAGGCGGAATTGCCGCTTGACGCGGAACCGTGGCAAATCGGACTTATCGTCGGCCCGTCGGGTTCCGGCAAGTCTTCCCTTGGCTCTCGCATCTGGGGGTCGGAAACGGTGCGCGGCTCTGAAGTATGGCCAACGGACGCCCCTATTGTTGACGCCATTGCTCCAGATTTCAAGGGAGGTGACTGGCAACAGGTGACGGCGGCACTTTCCGCCGTCGGCCTTGGCGACGTTCCGTCATGGCTCCGTCCGTACCACGTCCTTTCGACCGGAGAAAAGTTCCGGGCGTCTCTTGCCCGTATCGTCTGCGAAGCCCCGGAGCACGTCGTGATTGACGAATTTACCAGCGTGGTCGACCGTCAAATTGCCCGGATAGGCGCGTCAGCCTTTGCAAAGGCATGGCGGCGCACTGGTGGGCAGGCCGTTCTTCTTTCATGTCATTATGATATTATTGACTGGCTCGCCCCCGATTGGGTTTTCGATACCGCAACCGGCGATTTCCGCTGGACACGGGGGTGTCTTCAACGCCCCCGAATCGATCTCGACATATTCCAGACCAACTGGCGATTTTGGCCGCTTTTTGAGCCGCATCACTATCTGAGGGTGCCGCACATGGTGGCCGCCACAAACTACGTCGGATTTGTGGGCGATCAGCCTGTGGCTCATGTGGCCGTCTCGACGCTGGCGGGACTTCGGGAAGCGCGGGCGTGCCGACTGGTTATTTTGCCGGAGTGGCAAGGCGCGGGCGTCGGTCTTCGCTTCCTCAATGCCGTTTGCGCTCTTTGGAGGCGTGGGCAAAATCGATACGGCAAACCGATGCGGACGCTTTTCCACACGTCGCATCCGGGGCTTGCGGCGGCCCTACGCCGGAGCCCGCTATGGACGCAGGTTTCCGCCAGATTTTACGGCGAAGACAAGCTCAGGTGTCATAATTCCATGATCAACTCGAGGCAACGTCTTGGCGGGACATGGGCGGCGGTTGGATATGGCGGACACTTTCGGGCCGTGCAGGGTTTCCGGTATCTCGGTGAGGATGCCGCATGAAGATTGTACTTTTTGGGCAGAAATGGCTCGCCGCCGAAGTACTTAAAGCCATTACGGCTCTCCCCGGCGTTGATGTTGTTACAGTATGCCCGGACACCGAAACGCCCGATGTGCTACGCCGGGCGGCCTTTGAGTTGGGCATACCTTCATCTAGGGATATGGATGCGCTCCCCCGGTGCGACATGGCGGTTGCGGCACATTGCCAGCGGTATATCCCCACCGCCGTTCGTAGCCGGTGCGGGCTTGGCGTTCTAGCGTATCACCCCTCGC